ACGACTACCTGATCATTCCGCTGATTCAGTCTTTGTACCACTGGAACATGGAGTGGAGCGACAACGAAAAGGCCAAGGGCGATCTTAATGTGACCGCTCGAGGCAGTACTTCACTCATTCAGCGTGAAGTTCGCTCGCAACGCTTGCTGCAATTTATGTCTTTGATAAGTAATCCTATGGATGTTGCTATAACAAAACGTAAAGAGTTGCTAACAGAGATTGCAAAGAGTATGGACATCAATCCAGACGAAGTAATCAAGACTGACAAGGAGCTGCAAATTGAAGCGCAAGCACAACAGCAGCAGATGCTCGCCGCAAGCGGCGCAGGCGGTGATCCAACTGGCGGCGCAGCCCCAGTGGAAGGACTTGATGATCTTTCTAATGGAGCGGCTGGAGGCTTGCAGGGACAAGTTGGAGACCGTTCCGGACCACAGATTTGATCAAGGTAGAGCTGCAGAGTTGCGCTTCATCCTTGAACTAGAAGATACCGCACAAGCGGTTTTGAGCGCGAAGACGACCTCGTAAGAGACACCCGTCTTCTAAACGAAACGCGGACACTCCGTAGCGGACCCGCAAACATTGGTGAGATATGAAGGTAGACCCTGAGAAGCTTGAGCAAGAAGCCGACGAACTTTTGAAACAGATGATGGCAGAGCAGGACGGACCGGAGAATCAGCAGAATGCTGAAGAGACCGACACCCCGCCGCAGCCAGAGGAAGATGAAAACCCACCCGTAGAATCGACGGACACTGGGGAAGACGGCGAAGAGATTCCACAGGAAGAAGATCGCGGCGATCAAGATCCTGATGAAAGCGATGGTGACCTGCAGCAGCAGATCAAACTCGCTAACGAGCGTATCAAGAATGCTCAGGCTCGAATGACAAAGGCGACGCAAGAAGCGGCGGATTTGCGCAAAGAAGTAATCGCGCTACGTCAGCAGAATGCGGAGCTGAGATCTGAACTGGCAAATGCCCAGCACAGAGGAGACGGTGAAGATGATGATCTGAAAACCCTCGCTGAGGAATATCCAGACATTGCGGCACCGCTTCTGAAAAAGCTGGCAAAGCTAGAACAGACAGTCACACAGTATAGGGACCAAGTTAAAACGACTGAAAGTCAGAGCACTCTTAACGAGCACTTTGACACCATCCGCGAGTCGCACCCTGACATGGACGATATCGTCACGTCAGATGACTTTGTTGGATGGCTAGAGCGTCAGACGCCTGTATGGCAGCGTGTAGCCAATGACGGCAGCGCCCATGAGGTAGTCGAGCTTATCAATCGTTATAAGGAAGTCTTCGATACGCAGCCGCAACAGCCGGTCTCAAAGGTTGAGAAGGCGCGACGGGTTGCAGAACCCACGCTCCCCAAAGCCCGACGACCGGACCCAAGCTCGGGCAAGCGAATTTGGAGCCGCCAAGAGATCACCCGTATGCCACTCGATGAATTCGAGCGACGTTCGGCAGAGATCGATCAGGCGTATCTGGATGGACGAGTCCGTTAGTTCAATCCTGTTGTAATAAGGTCAATTTAACATGCCTGCTTTTCCTACCGCTGGTTCAAACTCCGCTGCGAACTTCATTCCTGAAATTTTCTCGAAGAAGCTTCAAGCGAAGTTTTATGCCTCGTCAGTACTCCCCTCGATCTCGAACACCGACTATGAAGGTGAAATCTCGGGTCAGGGTAACAAGGTAAACATCCGCACCGTTCCTAACGTCACTGTAGGCGACTACACTGGCTCAGTTTCGTATGCTGATGTCACCACCCAAGTTGTCGAACTGAACATCGACAAGGCGAAGTCGTATGCCTTCAAGGTAGACGACATCCTCAAGGTTCAGGCCGACATCGCATTCCAGAATGAAGCATCGAAGGATGCTGCTGAGCAGATGCGTATTGCTGTTGAGACCGACGTTCTCGGCAACATCCCTACCGCTGCAACGACCATTTTGGACAAGGCATCGGTTTCAGAAACAACCCTTCTGAACCACATCCTCGAAGCTGGCCGCAAGCTGGACGAATTGAACATCCCTGATTCGGATCGTTTCCTCGTTCTCTCGCCTCTCTACATCGAGATGTTGAAGAAGTCGGAACTGCGTCAAGCTTACTTGACCGGTGACGCTGCTTCGCCACTCCGCAACGGTAAGGTTGGTCAGGTTGACCGCTTCACCATCTATCAGTCGAACTTGCTTTCGATTGGTTCGGGCGGCGACGCTGGCAAGACGTTCTGCCTTGCTGGTCACCCTAAAGCTACCTGCTTCGCTTCGCAGTTCGTGAAGACTGAAACAGTTCGCTTGACCGACACGTTCGGCGACGGCATTCGCGGTCTGAAGGTTTACGGTTACAAGGTCGTTGTTCCTAACGCCCTCGTCACCATGAAGCTCAAGACGACTGCCTAATAGGATTGGGGCGGGGGAAACCTCGCCCCTCTCTTCATAGGTGAGGGCGGAGCAGATACCGCCCTCTACTCTGCAGAGAACGAGGTACACCGTGGAAAAAGCTATTGAAGACATGAGCAAAGACGAGCTCGACATCTACGCACGAGACAAGTTTGCCGTAGAGCTCGACAAGCGTCGCCGTATTGAGGATCTTGTTGAGCACGTTAAAACGCTCGTAAATAACAAGGGCAAGGTTGTTGAAGCTAAAGTCAAAGCTGAGCGCAAACCAAAAATCGTGCGCCATTTGAAAACGGGTGTGGAATGGTTCTGGAGTCCTCTATATAAGGGCAATCCAGATCTTGAAGTTATTGAGTGGGAATAAACTAAATGGCGACGACCAAAGCTGTTGATCTAATCAATCGGGTTAGCATCACACTCCAAGATCCAACGTATGTTCGTTGGACTCAGAGTGAGTTGCTGAACTACCTTAATGATGCACAGCGGCAGGTCGTGCTGTTTCGCCCAGACGCGAAGTCGGTTAACGCTTCGTTTACATGTGCTAACTCTGCTAAGCAGACACTGCCTGCAGACGGACTTCGCCTCATAAGTGTGCTTCGAAACACTGCTGGTCGAGCAATCACTAAGGTTGACCGCAGCATTCTCGATGTCCAGCTTCCAACTTGGTACGAAACTGCAGTAGGTAGTGACGGCGTAAAGCACTACGTCTACGACGCGCTAGACCCGAAGAACTTCTACGTCTTCCCCAAGCCTGCTGCGGCTCACCCTATCGATATCATCTACGCGATGGCACCGGTTGATATCGTTGTTTCGAACTACACGACTGACACGCAAGTGATCGGCATCGACGACATTTACGCAAACGCGCTGATGGATTACATGATGTACCGCGCTTACCAGAAGGACAGCGAGTTCGCTAACCTCAACCGTGCCGCTGTGTACTATCAGGCGTTCACGACGTCTCTTGGTATCAAGTCGCAGGCAGATGGCGGCTTACTTGAAAGCATGGAAGCGCAGAAACCACGGCGTACCGCTCAGTGAAGTACAGCGACCTCTTCGTCTACGTCCTGAGCGAGGCTCCGTCCTGCCCTGAGTTCACCGCTGAGAGGGCTATCAGAGACACCTGCATAGACTTCTGCGCACGCACAGATCTATATCGTGCAGAGCCTCAGACGCTAACTGTGACAAGGGGTCTGACGGACTACGAGCTCGACGCGCCAACTGGCACTGAGCCCAATCATGTGAAGTCGATCCTGCGTGACGGTCGACCGCTGGAGGCTGTTCCTTATGAAGACGCCTTCATGAAGATCGAGCTGTCTGATTTCGGTCCAGCAACGTACTTTTCGCAATACGACAACCGTAACGTCTTAATTGGTCCAAGGCCAGAAGGACGGGAGAGCCTCAAGGTTTTGTACACGCTGAAGCCCACACAGTCCTCAACGACGATTCCGGACACCATTGGTCTCGAGCATCGTGAAACGCTGGTGGCTGGAGCTCTGTTCCGCCTGCAGATGATGTCTGGACAGCCTTGGATGGATGGCGGCGCTGCTGGCGCTAACAGACAGCTTTACGAGCGCGGCGTTGCTGCAGCTATGCGTCAGGCCAAGTACGGCCACAGTGGCGCTGCACTTACGGTTAAAGCAAGAGAGTTCATCTAATGGCGTATTCAGAGACCATATACCTCGTTCAGGGCGACACACTGCCACAGCTCAAGGTAACTGTGCGTGATCGCAATGAGGCGGCTGCTGGCAAAGTGCTGGACCCAGAGGATCAGTCCACTTGGGCGCTGGTTAACCTTACCGGCAGCACTGTTCGCTTGCGCATACGTGAGGTGGGCGGCACCTCAGTCAAGTCAACACTCATCGGCAACAACACAAACCCACTGATTGGTGAGGTAGTGTTTTTGTTCGATGCATCTACGCTCGATACGGCTGGCGTATTTGAAGGCGAGATCGAATACACCTCCGGCACTGGCGGCATACAGACTGTATACGAGCTGATTAAACTTCAGGTTCGCGAACAGTTTTCTTAAGGAGTAACCAATGGCAGATGCCGGTGAAACTGAAAGTGTTGATGCTGTCCGGATGGCGGCGAAGCTCAAGTACGCAGAGCTGTCAGCCGCTACTGAGCAAGCTGAGCTCAAAGCAGAGACCCGCTACAAACTACTAGCGTCTGCAAGTAAGTACGTGACCCTAGCGACGCAAAACGCATACGTGCGTCTTGCTTCACGCCTGTCATACATCAACATAAAAGCCATTGCTCAGCTTGGTGATTGGCTTGTCTTTCGCGTCTTTACTGATGCAACGCAGGCTCTTGATCAAGTACTGCGCTTATTTGGCAAGAGTTTGTCGGATGGTGCGTCAGCTAGTGACGCCGCACTGAAATCATTCAGCACGACGCGAAGCGATCAGGCTACGGCTAGCGATGCCATGTCTCGCCAAGCAGGTAAGGTACTGGTTGACGCTGTAGCTGGCGCAGATGCTGCAAGAAAGACTTCCAGCAAGATCCGGACCGAAGTCCTGTCTGCATCCGATATCTCAATCAAATCGCTTGGGAAAGCGAGTAGTGAGCCGGTTTCCGCAACGGACGTCCTGCTGAAGACGATGGCGTTCTCGCGGACATTATCCGAATCTCCGCGTGCCATAGACCTTGCCGCGAAGACATTTGGTAGGGGTCTAAGTGATCTTGCCGCCACGACGGACTTCACAAGCACATCGTTCCAGAAGGAGCGGGTCGACCAAGCGTCTGCTACTGACACCAGTGTACGAACGGCAGGAAAAAATCTTAACGACGTTGTTCCAACAGCCGACTCAAAAGTAATTGACTTAGAAAAGTCTTTAATCGACGCCGGTCTTGCAGCCGATCTCGCGGAAAAGCTTTTCTCAAAGTCGGCTTTAGATGCTGTGGAGGCGAGCGATGTTCGCACGCGCTTCTTTGGCAAAGTTATATCGGATCTGGCTTACGCTACAGACGACGTTAACGGCGCTTCTGCTGATGATGATCAGACAATACAGTTCTTTAAATCGCTTGCTGAAACAGCTTTTTCCGCCGACATCATCTCGATTGTATCGAGCTACTCTAGGGTGTATAGCGATTCAGCTTATGCATCGGATGTACCGGAAAAATTATTCGGTAAATCTCGTGCAGATCAGGCGGTGACATCGGACTCTGGCTTTGTTAAAAGCCAAGGGTACTGCGATATCGATTACTTCATGGAGGATTACGTGGGCGCTACAAGAACATTCTGAGGTTAAAAATGAACACGAACGAAATGATCAAGGCCACTGGCCGACTGAATATCCAAGTCATCGGTCCTGATGGCATGATCAAAGATGAGCAGACCGTAGACAACTTGGTTGTCAGCGTTGGTCTGAACTTCATCGCAAGCCGCATCCGCGATGCCAGTGCTACTGTAATGTCGCACATGGCTGTTGGATCTGGCACTGCTCCAGCAGCAAGCGGTAACACTGCGCTTGGTACTGAGCTTGGTCGTGTTGCCTTGACCTCAACCACAGCAACCAACAATGCCGTCGCATTTGTCGCCACGTTTGGCGCTGGTGTTGGCACTGGCGCTGTTACAGAAGCTGGTCTCTTCAATGCATCAACGGCTGGCACCATGCTTTGCCGTACCGTCTTCGGCGTTGTAAACAAAGAAGCGGCAGACACAATGTCGATCACTTGGACTGTGACCATCGGCGCTGCGTAATTTTTTTGAGGCGAGTTAAAGATGGCAACTATTGTTACGCGGTCCGGAAAAGGCTCGCCTCTTACCAACAATGAAGTTGATGCAAACTTCACGAATCTGAATACGGAGCTGGGGACGAAGGCTAATACCTCGTCGCTGGCTACCGTAGCAACCACTGGCGCGTATGCCGATCTTACCGGTAAGCCGACCATAGCATCGGCTGATGGCTCTGTTGTCGTAACTGGAACGACAAACATCGACCTATCTGTTGCCGTCGCTGGATCAACATCCAATGTTGTTTTGCCTATCCGCAATACCACTGGCGCAACGCTTGCAAAAGGCACTGCCGTCTATATCAGCGGTGCGACTGGTCAGATCTCCACTGTCAGCAAAGCAATTGCTACCGGCGATGCAACATCAGCGCAGACACTAGGCTTGGTCACGGCCAACATTGCCAACAATTCCAGTGGCAACGTAACGCTGATTGGCACAATCACTAACATTGACACTTCTGCATACACAGATGGTCAGCAACTTTATCTAAGCCCCACAACTGCTGGAACACTGACAGCAACAAAGCCTTATGCCCCGCAACATCTAGTCTATGTCGCTGTTGTGGAACATGCTCACCCGTCACAGGGCAAGCTGTTTGTCAAAGTGCAAAACGGCTATGAGATGGATGAGCTGCACGATGTATCGGCGCAAAATCCAGCCAACAACGATGGCCTGTTTTACAACACATCGACAAGCCTGTGGGAAAAGAAGTCGATTGCGACAGCCCTTGGCTACACGCCTTATAACGCCACTAACCCAAGCGGCTACATCACGTCGTCTGCGCTGTCGCCTTACGCGCTGCTGAGTGGCGCTGCGTTTACAGGCAATGTGACTACGACAGGCACTGTTGTTGGAACCAATGTAACCGTCAATACAGGCGGCGTTGGGTTCATGGGAATGTATCAAGGTGGTGCGTCTTATACGGGATACCTTGGCTTCTTCAACGCTGCTGGCACACGCCAAGCTTATGTTGGCTTTGCGCCTTCTGGCGGCGGTTTGTTTGCCTTTGCCGCTGAAGGATCTACAGGATTCGAATTCAACAAAGTAGTCTACGCCAACGGAGGCGTTACAGCCGCTGTCGATGTTCGCGCTCCCATTTTCTACGATAGCAATAATACCGCTTACTACGTTGACCCAAATGGAACATCTAACATTGGCGGACTTACTGTAGCTAACACGATTACCGGCAGCGTTAGTGGCAACGCAGCTACTGCGACAAACATTTCTAACACTGGAACGGTAACGCTTGCCTCTGCCACAGAGAGCAACTCGATATACGCAACAGCTCCCTCGTATACCGCCGACCAACCAACTAAGCTGCTGAACTTTGATTGGTACAGCAACGTATTTTCAATTGGAAACATTCGCGGCGGGTCAACTAATTCCAACGGCTTTGGCGTTTACTACACTGCGTCTGGCGGCTCACGGTCTGAAATTGCAAGGTTCTTGACCAACGGAAACTTGGGGCTTGGAAACGTCAGCCCACAATCTCGTTTCACCATAGGTTCGGCACAGGGTAATAGCCTAGAATTTACATATTCCAGTGATAATGCTTACAGGAATATTATTGCAAATTACTGGAATTCTGGCGCTGATACCAGAATGGATTTCAATATAGGGCGAACTGGAAATGTTGCGCCCGTTACTGTGATGTCGGTTGGCTATAACAGCAACGTTGGAGTTGGAACGACTGAGCCAGCAGGCAGAATACACAGCGTAAGCACATCCGCCTTTACGGCACCTAACCTCTTATGCACTGACACAGTAAGCAACTTCCGTATTGTCTTTAACACTGGTGCTTATGCTGGAGTTCCCGCCAACAAGCCTTGGCTGCACTCATACGACGATATCTACATAGGCTCAGATGCGAACGTAACTACACGTTTTATGAGCGGCGGAGCCACGAATTTAGCAGTAGCCAGTACCGGCATCGTCACAGCGGCAACTGCGTTTAACGCGCCGATCTTTACCGACAGCTTAAATTCGGCGTATTACGTTGACCCCGCCAGCACGTCGCAAGTTAACAGTCTCAGCGCAACTGGCTATCTTGAAACTTTTTCCGAACTTTACACAAGAGGAAACATTCTCAACGTCAACGCCGCACTGAACGGTTGGAATACGATTGTTGACCGCAACGGCGGCAACCCGATTGTTTACGGATACAACTCTGTCCGCGCACCGATCTTCTACGACAGCAACGACACTGGTTATTACGTAGACCCAAACAGCACATCACGACTTTCCGTTGCTAACGTAAATTTTCTGACGCTGCTCAATGATGAAGGCCTAAACGTCAAAGGCATTCGTGGACAGTTTGCCGCTGGATCAGACGGCCAAGGCATATCTCTATTTTCAAACGTGGATATTGGCTACCCATCTGGATGGGGGGCTGGTTTAGGAAACACACCGTCGCGTGGCCTATCGGTTTATGGTGGTCTTCGCGTTGCCTATAGCGGCGGTGGGTTCATTACATCCGATACTTCTGTTCGTTCACCTATCTTTTACGATAGCGACAACACGGGCTATTACGTCGATCCAGCTAGCACGTCGAACCTTAACGGGTTGAACCTCAACGGGTTGAGCGTTGGCGGTCGGGATATGCGGCGCTACGGAACAAACCGTTATGTTGAGTTCACGGTCAATGGAGATGCCAACACTTACTATCCGGTACTGCTCCAAACGCCTTTCTATCTCTTTGAGTTCGCTAAGTGGTCTATTACTCGCCACTACGCAGACACGGCTCCTTGGGATCCAATTGGCACAGGCGTTCACCGTGGTGGCTTGACGCTGACTTGGTGTTGGTCTGGCGACGGCGCTTGGGGTGGAAACGATAAATCCTTCCGCGTTGAGCAGTTCAGCGAGAGCTACACAACAATGGTCGGGGGCATGCAACTTTCGGTCAATGGAATGATCGTTTGGCTGCGTGGTGGCGGTGCTGTTTACAAGTTCCACGGTACTGGTGGCATGGACAACACTGTGGCTGTCACTCTTGGAACATACACCGCATCAAATGCTGCGACGTTCCCTGCGCGTTCATGGGTACAGTCTAATATTGATAGCGAGATTATGGCTCGCTTCCCAATTCGCAACAGCGGATCTGGTGGTGAACTGTGGGATGGAGGCACTCGCGTCCTGTCAGAAGACCGCTGGATTAACAGTAAGTATTTTGGCACCAACGGACATATTCATGGGTCTGTCTTCTACGACAGCGGGAACACGGCGTTCTACGCTAACATGGACGGTACGTCTGAGTTCAACACAATCCAGACGCGTGGTGGTAGTGGCTTCCGTTCATTTGCCACTCCCGCTGCAAGCATCAACAGCCAGATTTACTTTGCGGATGCGGGTAACACCCGTGCATGGAATTGGCAGCTTGACGAGAACAACAACGCCGCACTTTGGAACTATAACGGCTCAGGGTGGGCCAAACGCATGGGCGTCACTAGTCCAGACAGCGAACTGTACTTGCGGAATTCGTCTGGCAGCGACGTGTCACTGGCGTACCCAGCCACGTTTGGATATTCGTCTAGCTACAAGACGATGGTCTTGGGCAACCAAGCCTACACCACGGTCTGCATCGGCGTTTCTCCTGCGTCCAACCCAAGTGGTAGCTTTAACGGCGCGGGTTCCGGCGTCGAGGTCATGTTCAAGAATGGCGTGTATTTCATCTCGCCTAACAGCGCCAATAACTCATATAACAACTACCTGCGCCTCATTGACGGGTATGTGCAGTTCACCAATAGCGCCCGTGCGCCAATCTTCTACGACAGCGACAACACTGGTTATTACACTGACCCCGCAAGCACATCAGTTTTGAATAACCTTTCTGTCGGAGGCAGCACAGTCTTTCGCAGCGATTGGACAACGCGCTTTCAATCAGGCAGTGATTTTACCAGTGGAACTTTGGTAACAACCGACATTCCAGCAACGGGCTTTGCTGGTGAAAGTTTTATCATTGAGATTACTGGCAAAAGTTACAGCGCCACTAACCTACCATTTAAGGTTGTGGCGCAGGGTTACCTCTATAACGACACCATCATCAACTACACGGGCATTTCATATGGTGGCGATTTTGCGACCTACATAAAGGTATTTGAAGAAGGCGGCGTTCTTAAATTCTGGTGGCCGCGCATCAGCTATTGGAACTCATTTAACGTCAATGTCATGGCAATGGATGGCCCAACTAACAACACGATCACTCGCAACCGCGTGACCGCTATCACGAACTCAGGTGAACCTACGGGGACCAAGAAGCAACAGATTAACCTTACAAGGACATTGAAGACGGGCGAAGCCGCAGGGTCAATCAGTGGGTTTAACAATCCCACCACAGCACCTACCGGAAACACGATTGTTTATCGTGACGGAATTGGCGACATTGCTGCCCGTGAAATCATCCTTAGTTCTGGTCTTTCGACCGCTACGCCGAATGTTCTGGTTTCGATGTTTCCAAGCACAAACCAAATGGTCCGCACAACTCCAGCGGCTGTAGCTGCTTCGATACAAGGTGCGGCAACTGGTAGCTGGCCTATCAGCGTGACAGGCAGCGCCGCTTCCGCAACCACAGCGTCTAACGCAAACCGAGTTAACTCACCTGACGGTGACAGAGATGCAGCCACGAAGACAACGACAGGCAGCCCACAGTCAGTGCGGTTTGATTTCTGTGGGGCTAGTTCTGCGGGGACCGCTGGAAACTACGCCGGTGTTATGACCTACTGCCCTTGGACAGGGGACACAGCCAGCACTGGCGATGCTTCCTACCAGTTGGCCTTTGGCGGCACCGCTGTTAACGGTGGTGGGGTTCCAATGTTGAATATCCGCAAGGGTATAGATAACACTTGGAACTCTTGGTATACTCTTTTGCACACTGGCAACTACACCAGCTACGCAATGCCGTCCGGCTCATCAGCAACTAACAGCGTCGATGTCCGTGCGCCTGTCTTCTACGACAGCAACAACACTGGTTACTACGTTGACCCCAACGAGGTATCGAAAACATGGCGGATGGGGGCTAATTACTTCCAAAGCAATGATGACGTTAGCGCCGACACGCCATTTGGTCTTTATTTTGCCAATGGCCTTTCGTCAGCATACGCCATCTTCCGCGAAGGCGGTGCATGGTCACATCCATACCCCGACCTTCGCATAGCGTTCCACACTGGCATCAAGATGGGTGCTGCCGCTGGCTACGGCGGAATGAAATTTTACACTGACTACGATATGTCATCGCAGGTCATGTCGATAAACAACGGTGCTGACCCGCTTGGCGCAGGGAACGTGTATGTAAATAGCAACCTACAGGCTGGTAGCAGCCTTCGCGCTCAACTTTTTTATGACAGCAACAACACTGCGTATTACGTTGACCCAAATTCAAACTCCGTTCTTTACAAGTTTGAGAACATCAACCAGCGCGTTGCTTATGACCGTGCATGGGATAATTACCCATCAATTACGGTTTACAATACAACTGACCAAGGCCCACAGAATGATTTTCGCATACATGGAATTGGCGGAGCTAACGGCGGCGACTTCGCTGTGCGCTTACTTGTTGATGGCGATATTACATCTTTAGCTAACATTAACGCTGGCGGCGCGTTCTATGGACAAGGCTTCTACGACAGCAACAACACTGGTTATTATGGCGACTTTTCCAGCACAGGCACATCACTCAACGTAGCTGGCTCAATCGTCGCCGCTGGCAACGTCACGGCTTATTC